GTAGACACTCGAGAGCAAAAACCATTATCTTTCGATTGTAACCAAGAAATGTTAAAACTAGAGGTCGGGGACTATGTTGCAACTGGAGAACAATATTCTTACACTTATGTAGACCGTAAGGCTGGTTCAGATTTGCAATCTACATTAAGCAATAAAAATTATGAACGCTTCAAGAGGGAGTTGCAGCGTGTGCGGGAGATTGATTCCTATTTATTTGTGGTGATCGAATCTACTCCCCAAAAAATGATAAAAGCAAACAGGGCTTTTAAAAGAGGAAGCAATATCGATTTTATTTTAAAGAGGGTGCGAGATTTGAGCTACGAGTTCAAGGGCCATTGTCAGTTTTTATTTACGGGAAGCCGTGCCATTTCGGCTGAAATTATTCCGCGTCTTCTTTATGTGGGGAAGGATGTATGGGATACGGATATACAATATTTTTTAGATCATGAGTTGGATAGAAGGAACGCAACGTAGACCTCCGGACCGATTTCGCTCTAATGTCGAATTGGCACAAATGGAGGGTTTTCTTGAAGAGCACGAAGCAAAACTTGCATTGTACGAGTTTCTTAGAAACAATATTACTTTTGCAACCGAACTCTTGATGGGGATTAAACTGTTTCCGTTTCAGCATCTGGCCGTTAAAGGGATGTTTGAGACGGATTATTTTCTGGGGGTTTGGGCGAGGGGAATGTCTAAATCTTTTACGACGGGTATTTTTGCCGCATTAGATGCTATTTTGAATCAAGGTGTTGAAATTGGTATTTTATCAAAATCTTTTCGACAAGCCAAAATGATTTTCAAGAAAATTGAAGACATCTCTATGCACCCAGATGCCTACTTCTTTAAACAATGCATAACCAAGATTTCCAAAACTAACGATGAGTGGTTGATGGAAATAGGCACGAGTCGTATTCGAGCCTTACCTTTGGGAGACGGTGAAAAACTTCGCGGTTTTCGTTTTCATAGAATTATTATAGACGAGTTTGCGCTGATGCCAGAAAGAATTTATAATGAAGTCATTGTTCCCTTTTTGTCGGTAGTCACTAACCCCACCCAGCGTGACGATCTGGACAAATTGGAAACCAAGCTAATAGAAGAGGGACAAATGGAAGAAAACGAAAGACATATATGGCCCGGCAATAAATTAATTGCGCTTTCTTCGGCTTGTTATAAATTTGAATATCTTTATAAATTGTATCAACAATTTGAATTCAACATTACCCGAGCAGAGCAAAAGGATACGGCGTCCAGATGCGTTATGCACTTTTCATATGATTGCGCCCCTCAGCAATTGTACGATCAAAATTTGCTCAAACAAGCCAAATCAACGATGAGCCAATCTCAGTTTGATAGAGAGTTTGGAGCTATATTCACTGATGATAGTGCGGGATATTTTAAGACAAGTAAGATGGCGTTATGCACTGTGCCTGATGGAGAGGCGCCATCTGTTGAAATAGCGGGGGATGTGGGTGCCGAATATATTTTAGCGTTTGATCCGTCATGGTCTCAAACGGAGAGCTCTGATGATTTTGCTATTCAGGTTTTGAAGTTAAACGAAGAGCAACAAAGGGCAACCTTGGTTCATAGCTATGCGTTGGCTGGGACGTCACTCAAGCACCATATTAGATATTTTCTTTATTGTTTGGAGAGTTTTAATATTATTGCTATATGTGGCGACTACAATGGTGGGGTTCAATTTTTGCAGGCGTGTAACGAAAGCGAAATATTCAAGAAGAAAGAAATAAAATTAAAACAGATTGAGGTTGCTTTTGATAAACCTGAAGAATATCAAGGTAATTTGCGAGAGTTTAAACAACAATATAACAAAGAGGATAATAGGCATGTGATCTTGCGCAAACCCACCAGTCACTGGATACGCCAAGGGAATGAGTTGCTGCAGGCTAATTTAGACCATCGTCGTATTATGTTTGCAAGCCAAGCTATTGATGATCAATATACAGCTCAAAAAAATAAAAATATCCCCATTAAAGAAATCCGGTTTCTGCGAGCCTCCGAAATTGAGAAGCAATCATTGGGCGCAAAACAGATTGACTTCATTGAGCATCAGGCCGACATGATAAACATGACAAAAAACGAATGCGCCCTTATACAAATTACCACCACCTCCCAAGGTACGCAAACTTTTGATTTGCCTAGCAACCTAAGGCGCCAAACAGGCCCAGACAAAGCGCGCAAAGACTCTTATTCCGCTTTAGTGCTTGCCAATTGGATGGCAAAAATTTATTTTGACTCGAAAAAACAACCTAAATCAGATATAATAGAAACATTCGAACCGACGTTCGTAAACTAACTTTATGACTTTTCAAAGTCACTTTTAATCAAATCAGTGTAAAATCTAACATGGCAAGAAGAAAATATACCAAGCGCTCAGATTATTGGAAAAAATTTGAGAAAAACTTTCAGTACCCCAACAATCCGTATGAAAGTTTGGCAGGGAAATCAGACGCTTTTGAGCCAAAACTTGTAGGCGATTCTTTCTATGACTATACGTCGGAAGCTTATAGTCGTGGAGGGGGTACAGGAGGAACCACAGATAGCAGGCGCAATAGTATAGCAATTCAGCCTAAACTGTATACTTACAACAATATTCGTGCGGGGTTACTTCCTTTTCAATACGCTTTAGATGGCGTTAATGTCCGTGAGGCTATCGAGTTATGTCAAAAAGCTTATTGTAATGTAGCAATTTTTCGTAATTCTATTGACATGATGGCAGACTTTGCCAACTCTAGTCTTTATTTGGATGGAGGCACAGAAAAATCCAGACGTTTTATTAATTCATGGTTTAAGAAGATTGGTATTTGGGGATTAAAGGATCAATTTTTTAGAGAGTATTACCGCAGTGGAAATATTTTTCTTTATACTGTAGATGGAAAGTTTAAAGCGGACGAATTTGCTAAGATTAGAAACCTTGGTTTGATAGCAGAGGTAAATAAAATTCCTATTAAATATATTTTACTTAATCCTTTCGATATTGTTGCTCAGCGTACCACTTCTTTTGATGTTAGATTTTTCTCAAAACTCTTGAGTGAATATGAGATTGAACGGTTAAAAGATCCTAAAAATGAGGCTGATAAAGAATTATTTAACGCTCTCCCTGATAATGTCAAAAAAAGAATTCGGAATAATTCATGGACGCCCAGCGGCATGACGGTTGAACTTGATCCAAGCAAACTGAGATATGCTTTTTACAAAAAGCAAGATTATGAGCCATTTGCTGTTCCCTTTGGGTTTGCGGTACTTGATGATATCAACTTCAAAATGGAGATGAAGAAGATTGATCAAGCGATTTGCCGAACAGTTGAAAATGTAGTACTAATGATCACAATGGGGGCTACCCCTGATAAAGGTGGCATTAATCCGCGCAATATGACAGCAATGCAAAACCTTTTTACTAACCAGAGCGTTGGGCGCGTATTGGTTAGCGACTATACTACTAAAGCTGAGTTTATTATTCCAGATCTGGAAAAGGTTATTGGGCCATCTAAGTATGACGTTGTAAATAGAGACATTAAAGAGGGGTTGCAAAATGTAATTCTAGCAGAGGAGAAATTCGCTAATGCTACCATCAAAGCACAGCTTTTCCTTCAAAGGCTCAAGGAGTCTAGAGAGGCCTTCCTCCATGAGTTCTTGCAGCCGGAAATAAACCAAATATGTAAAAACTTTGGGTTTAGAGGTTCTCCGCGCGCTCGTTTTGAGAATATCGATATGAAAGACGAGAATCAGGTTCAGCGCGTCATTACGCGTATGATGGAGTTGGGCATTCTGCCTCCAGAAGAAGGAATGAAGGTTATTGATACAGGGGTTTTTCCTTCTGAGCACGAATTAGAAAAGGCACAAGAGAAGTTTCTGGATGACAGAAAGAAGGGTTGGTATAATCCGCTAGTAGGAGGTGTTCCCGTCTTTGAGGAACCGGAAGAATTGGAGCTTGAGGAAATAAAGCACCCTGAAAGCATGAAAATGTTAGACAAGCAGAATAACAAAACTCCAAAATCGCCCGGCAGACCGTTAGGGTCTAAAACACATGGGCGCAAGGTGACTTATGCTGTCGATTCCATTAAAGAGGTGATTGATGCTACTAATACATTCTATACTGAAGTCACAACGGAAGCTAAAAAAGTTTTTAAGAAAAAACGTTTAAACGCAAACCAGAAACAGATTTTAGAGAAAGTTTGTGAAGTGGTCGTTTCTTCATGTGACCAAGTTGATTGGAAGAAAACAGCGGTCAGTTGTCTTAAGGATAATAAAAAACTATTAGGCTTAAAGATTTTAGAGCCTATCATGAATATTAGCGCAGAGCATGCTTTAGACGAGTATTCTTCGGCTATTTTATATCATAGTTCAAAACATTCACCAAAAGATTAAAAAAGTGTAACATAAGCAGTATGAGTACGCCTTATAAATTCAAAACACAGTTTGATTTTGAAGTTTTTGCTACAGATGATCTAGAAAACGAGCTGAGCATTAGCGCTGCTTCTTTGGATAATTTAAAACCTTTAATACCAAAAGGGATAGATTTAGACCGCAACATTGATCTAATAGGGGCTGCTTTTAATGCTGCTATAGTTAATCGTTTTAACAGGAATGGTGACGGTATCGATTCGGCCACAGCAAAGGATCTTCTAGGCTATTTTGTCCATAAACCCACAAACATAGAACATAAAAAAGAGAAAGTAGTGGGACATATCGTAAATGCAGTGTTTACGGACATGGAGAACGAGAAGATACTCAATACGGCAAAACTGGAAAATAAGAAAGACCCTTTTTATATTTCCCTTGCAGCGGTCATCTATAAGACCGTTAACCCGGAATTTGCTGAACTTCTGTTAAAAGCAAGTGATCCTGAGGATGTTGATTATAATAAAATTTCTGCAAGCTGGGAGTTAGGATTTAACGAATACAAGATTGCAATAGGATCTCGAAACCTTAGCGAAGCAGAGATAATTAGCGACCCACAAAAAATAAAGGAATTTGAAAAATATCTTCGAGCTAACGACGGAAGCGGCACACTTGATGATGGCACTCCGGTTTATCGTTTGGTAGCTGGAGAGGTGTTTCCATTGGGAATTGGGTTCACCACAAAGCCTGCGGCAGACGTAAAAGGGGTTACTACCCATGAAAATTACGACCTTCACAAAGAAGATGAAGAGGATACAGACGCTAAAGTGTCAATGCCTCAGCTAGAAAAAATTCAAAAAAATATTTTAAAAATTTCCCAAAACGCAAAAATTAATGTAAAAAAAGATAACAGTTTTAAAACTATGGACACAAAAGAATTAACTGCCGAGTTCGAAAAGATGCTCGATTCTAAGTTAGGCAAAAAGTCTGAGTTTTCGCAAGAGTCTGTAGCTAGCATGGCAACCGTCATTATGGATAGAATCCGTGAGAAGGATGCTGAGTGGAAGTTACAGCGGGAAGCAGCCAAAACAGAGAAGGCTGATGCGATCACTCGCGCTGAAGAAGCCAAAGCTAATATCGAGAGCTTTAAAACGCAGCTCGAAGAAGCTCAAGAGAAGATCTCTTCCCTTGAGAG